AAGTCTTCAAGCCCCTGTTCGAGAAGATCACATCCCCCACCTGGCAAGGTTCAACTAAATTACTATCAGCAATCCTGATCGGCACAGCCTGCGCCTTCCTGTTACAATTCAATTTATTTTGGAAATTGGGCGTGGCAAGCGTGGCAAATATTGTTGGGTACATTGCAGCCGGACTGATAGCATCTACTGGCAGCACTACCATAAACCGATTGCTGGAATGGCTGAAGACCTTACGCAATGACACAACTACAACTGTAACCAAGACCGTCGAGCTGCCCAAAGGCAACTCCGTGGTGGTCGTAGCTGAGACATCCAGCCAGAGCGCAAAAGATCCAATTGCAGTCGGATAGCTCGAAATGGCAAACCTGATCACAGTACCGATACTGTACAGTATCTCCATCGCGGCACTTATTTACATGGTCCTGACATACAGGGTCAGCCGCCGGAGAGTGTGCAAATTATTGGCCATAGTCTGCATAGCGCATATTGTTTTGTTCTACACATATTTTCTTTTCTTTGGGGGGTATCCAGTCATCACCCCTGTCATCAATGGTTGGTCATCCGGCATCCGCGTTCACTCTATTTTGACATTTGTGCTTATGACTACCAACACTGCAAAGAGGTGAGCAATGGATAATCTAACCACAATGATTGTAACTATTATCGGCAGCGGCATCCTGTCCACAATAATTGTCGTATGGGGCAATCGGCACGTGACCGCCTCCAGCGCGGCGGATAACATAACCAAAGCTGCCAACTCTCTGATAGCCCCACTTGAGCGCGAAATCTCAAAGCTGGTTGACAAGGTAGGCGTCCAGGAAGACACGATCAAGAGGCTGGAAAGTAAGATCCAGCAGCTGGACAAAATCAACGAGCGTTGGGAAAGCGAAAACAAAGAGCTGCGTGAGCGCGTGAAATACCTGGAAGATATTATCTCAGCCAACGGGCTGGCGCACTTGCTGAAGAAAGTAGGGAAATGACAACGGATAAGCCTATCCATTTTACAGCTGTTGTTGCCCAAGTTAGAACTATGGCAGATGGAGGGCTTAGGTTGGTATTCGATTTACCGGAAACAGCAATTGACATAGCCACCGCGATGATGCAAGCCAAGCAAGCTGGCGCTCTGATAGAGTGTGCGTGTGTTGCTATTCAAAAAGAGAAATCATGGCGAGACCCACAAAGTTAACACCCGATACACAAAAAGCAATTTGTAAAGCAATCCGGCATAGTGCAACTTATCAAGCTGCGTCTGAAGCGGCGGGTATAGATTATGCAACATTTAACAGATGGATGAATGACGAGCGTCCTAAATATCGCAAGTTTTGCGAGTCGGTTAGACGTGCTAATGCAGATGCGCAACTTGACATTATCGCAAAGATGGAAAAGGCAGGAGAGAATGATTGGCGTCACTTTGCGTGGATACTTGAGCATCGTTACAAAAAAGATTATGGTAGTACGCTGGACGTGACAACTGGCGGCGAAAAGATAACAGTAACGATTAAGGGGATGGAAGATGACTAGCGGAATATATGAGATTGTAAACCAGGTCAACGGGAAGCGATATATTGGATCTGCTTCTAATATTGATAGTAGGTGGAAGCGTCATACTAATCTTTTGAGCAGAAATACGCACCATAGTACACATCTGCAAAGAGCATGGAATAAGTGTGGGTGTGACAGTTTTGTTTTTAGTATCCTATTAATATGTTCAACTTCCGATCTTCTTTTATACGAGCAAGTGTGTATTGATAGGTTTATTCCAGAATATAATGTATGCCCAGTCGCTGGCAATTCATCTGGGGTTATTCGTAGCAAAGAATATCGGGAGAAACAAAGCCAGTCGCAGCGTGGAAAAATTATTAGCCAAGAAACGCGAGATAAAATATCCATCGGAATGAAAGGAATACAAAACAGTTTGGGCGTTACGCATATAACATCACAGGAAACTAGAGACAAAATTAGCAATACTCTTTTTAGTCATCCTGTATCAGAAGAAACCAGAAAAAAGCTATCTGATATGAACGCCGGTTACAAGCATACCGAAGAGGCAAAGGCAAAAATAGCCGCTGCAAGCCTAGGCAATACTTATGCATCTTTTAATCATACAGAAGATATGAAAGAACATCAAAAACAAAAGATGCTGGAGTATTGGAAAAAGAGAAAAGAAGATAATGCCAAATATTGAAATCGACCCAGCTGTCTTCAATGCCGCGTATATTCCTTATCTAAACGATACTACCCCAATGCAAATATTCTTTGGTGGTGCGTCTAGTGGGAAAAGCGTATTCTTGGCACAAAGAGCAGTATACGACTTGCTGAAGGGTAAAAGAAATTACTTAATTTGTCGCGAGGTAGCGCGCACATTGCGCGGGTCAGTAGTACAAGAAATAACAAAAATAATACGCGAATGGGGAATTAGCAATCTTTTCTCTATTAACAAGACTGACAATACCATAACTTGCACAAATGGTTATCAAATAGTATTTGCCGGATTGGATGACGTGGAGAAGTTGAAATCCATCACCCCCGCGAAAGGCGTTTTCACGGATGCGTTTTGCGAAGAGGCGACCGAGACAGACAAAGCCAGTATAGCGCAATTGCTCAAGCGGCAGCGTGGAGGCAGCGAGAACACACAAAAGCGCGTGACCTTGTCTTTCAATCCGATTTTACAGACGCACTGGATTTACGAGGATTATTTCAAATCGATCGGTTGGGCGGATGATCAGCGCGAATATAGGACTGAGGAAATATCCATCCTGAAAACAACCTACCTTGATAATCGCTTCTTAACAAAACAGGATGTCAGTAGGTTATTGGAAGAGAAAGACAAATACCGTTATGATGTTTATACTCTGGGCAATTGGGGCGTGTTGGGCAACGTCATATTCACCAACTGGAAAGTACAGGACTTGTCAGATATGATGGATCAATTTGTCAACCGGCGCAATGGGCTGGACTTCGGCTTTTCATCCGATCCGGCGGCGGTGGTCATTACCCACTACGACCGGATGCGCAAGATCATTTATATCTACAACGAGTTATACCAGAGCGGGTTGACCAATGACCTGCTGGCGGATGAAGTCAAGAACATGATCGGCAACTGGAAGGAAGACGAAAAAACAAAAGAGCGCACTTGCGAGAGCACAGAGCCGATTGTGTGTGATAGTTCTGAGCCAAAGTCAATCGCTGAATTGCAGGGATATGGAATAAATGCGGATGGAGCAATCAAAGGCAAAGATAGCGTGCTATTTGGTATACAATGGTTACAACAGCATGAAATCATTATTGACACAAGCTGCATAAATACACGCAACGAGTTCATGCAGTACAAGTGGAAAGAGGACAAGGGCGGCAAAGCCCTGCCTGTGCCGGTGGATAAAAGCAATCATCTTATAGACGGACTGAGATATGCCTATGAGAGCGACATGACCGAAAGCGGATTTGAGATCCTATTTGGAGCGTAAATATGGCGAAATTATATAGCGAGAGTATCAAGGCGATCACCCATATTCCCTCGTGGGCGGCCTCCGAGGAAGATTATGGGGACAAGATCAAGACTACCCAGGCGTCATACAAGCTGGTCCCGCTGGTCTATCGCTCGATCCGTTTGCGCTGCGATGCGATCTCCAGCGTGCCGGTCAAGGTCTATAACCAGTCTGATACCCTGGTGGATTGGCCGTTCATAGTCTCCCCGTCCCGCTTCCTGCGCCTGACTGAGGCAAGCAAGTTGCTATACGGCGCGGGTTTCTGGCTGAAATTGCCCAACCCGTACCGACCCAAGACGCTGGACTTTATAAATCCATTTACGATGAATCAACCAAAACTGTTGTCAGATGGAACCCTGCAATTCAGCCAGACCATCAACGGGCAGATCGTAGCAGTCTGGAAGGAAGAGGACATTGTTTATATCAAGGACTTTTTCAACCCTGAGGATGACATCGGGCCGGGTGTGTCCGCGGCTGGCGTAGCGTTGGGAGATAGCGGGCTATTGCATTACATGTCCAGGTTCTCCAGCAAGTTTTTCGAGAGCGGAGCCATGCCGCTGACCATTGTTGCCATTGACGGGACGATCGATGAGCCGGAGCGCAAAAGGGTGGAGAACTTTTTCAAGCGCAACATGACCGGCATTTCCAATGCCTGGCGTGTGCTGGCGATGCGGATGCGGGGAACCATGAAGCCCGAAGTCATCACCCCCAAAATATCCGATATGGCGATGGATAGCAACTACAATATTGCAGCCAAGAACATCGAATACGCGTTTGGTATCCCTGAAGGGATGCTGCGATCCGAGAGCAACCGCGCCAGTGCTGAGGAGCATCGCAAATCATTCTGGCAGGATACCGTCAGACCCTCCGGGCAGGGTACAGAGGACATACTCAACGAGCAATTGTTTGAGTCCATGGGTTTGCGGGTCGAGCTGGCATTTGAAGATCTGGACGTATTTCAGGCGGATGAAGCCGCGCGTGCTGGCAGTCTTGAGAGCCTGGTAAATGCTGGCGTGCCTCTACTCATGGCGATGGAGCAACTGGGCTATGACCTCGACGATGACCAGATCGCACAATTGAGCAAGAAGCCTGCACCCGCACCCGTATCTGTGCCTGCTGACAACACCCAGAGCGATGCGGAGCAAGACCTGGCTAAATGGGAGCGCATGGCGATCTCACGCGTGCGCGCTGGCAAGACCATCCGGGACTTCACCAGCGACTGCATCCCTGACGATTTGCACGCCGGAATATCTGAGGCATTGCAGGACGCCAAGACAGAGGCGGACGTCAAGCGCATATTTGCGGACAAGCCCGAGGGAAAGCCGGACAACCAGGCGGATGCGATACTCAAAGCCATTGAGCTGGAGGTCGCAGCTATGCAGACCAGCCAACCGATCAATGTCACGGTCAATAATTATCAAGAAAAGCAGCATCCCGTCAAAGATGACGGGGATGAAACAACCTCAATAGTCGTATAATGATATTAGACAAAGGAGCAATAAAATGGCACTTCCACTACCAAATCCAAGAACTGTAATAGGTGATTCGAGCAACCCTCTCGCAATAACCGGATACACAAAGCTAGCGCGTGTTACCCCGACACTTTCAACCCATGCCTCGTACGCAGCCAATGATTACGTTGGTACATCCGGCGTGGCGATGGTGTTCACAGACGCCGCAAGGATCATAAACGGAAAAGGTCGGATCGTGGGCGCAACCCTGATCGACTATGCCCTGCAATCAGTAGCCTGTGAATTGTGGTTATTCGACACAGCCATAACCCCGCCGGATGACAGTGCGGCGTGGACATTATCAGATGCTCATGCGGCCCGACTGGTGTGCGTGATCCCATTTTCCACCTACTACGCCAGTGCGTTGAACAGTGTTTCTAATGGCGTTCCCGCTTTTCCTGCTGCATTTCAAACATTGGCGGCATCCAAAGACTTGTACGGTGTACTGGTTACTCGTGGTGCGCCTGCTTATGCGGACGGCGATTTGACCGTCATTGTAGATATTCTACAGGACTAACATGAACAGACGACAGATGTTGTTGCTGAATAAACCGATGACGTATGAGCATACCATAAGGCGCGAATTTCTAAGCCTTCAGGGAGTAATTGGTTTGTGGATAATGAAAAAAAGCAACCCGCTCTATGAGGAAACTAGCGGAAAGGCGTTGACTCAAAGCGGAACGCCTGCGTTTACAAAAACAAATGCGGGCGGATTATATGCAGATAAGATCATAACCGATTATTGGTCTTTTACAGACCAACCGTGGAACTCCCCTACAGGTGAAATATTTATTGCTGGGTACGTTCAACATGATGGAAACGCGACTGCTCAAGAAACCTATCTTTCTAAATATAACTCTACTGATAATAATAGATGTTATGTATTTAGAAGACAAGCAACCGGACAAATAAGTATTGCGTGTTCTGCTGATGGCAGTACCGTACTCGGAGTGGATAGTGGAGCTGGGGTTACATTAGGAACAACATGGGCTTTTGTTGCAGGAAGATTTATACCATCTACCAGCTTTTCTGTTTGGTTGAACAACACTCGTGTAGATGCTGCTACGATTTGCGCCGGTATTAAAGACGGCAGTAATATATTTGAATTAGGAAGTTGGTTTGGAGGTTCTGCGGGAATGGTTGGAAATATGGGCGTATTCGGTTTTTACAATAAAGCACCATCAAATCAACAGGTATTAAATTTATACAATAATACAAAGAGATTTTACCCAAACTGATAGAGGGTAACGGCGAATATTTAGAACTTTACGAGGACATATATTAATGACATTTGAGGCGTTACCCGAAAGCATAAAAGAAAGCGATATTGGACATACCAAAAACCATAACTCGATCCACGCCTGGATGAATTTGGTACGCTTAATTATGAATCACACTAAAAACTCTATACAGAAAGAGGCGATGATTAATATTTATCCCATAGATGATGATACAAGAATAAAGCTGTCTTTTTGGAGTAAAAAAGAAAATGTTGTTGGAAACCAAAACTTCTTATCAATCGAAACACACGGTAATAAAGATACATATCATCTTGCATACGATCCACCATATCCACTAAATCACGTTACATTTTATAGCGTTGATGAAAATGGGAAAAAAAATAAAGTAATGGAATGGAGGCCGGGTACAGACTGGAATAATATATTTAGAATTTATCCTAACCTGCAAGTTGACGGCTCTTTTAGATTTGGAGGCAAGAGAACAATTGTTGCCCCTAACTCTGGCGGTTTTGAGGGAGATTTTTGTTATGACGACAATTATTTATATATATGTATTTCAAACAACAGTTGGAAAAGAGTACAAACAAGTCTATGGTAATCAATAAATATTGGTGAGGTTATGAAATGAACGACATTGACGAAGTCCGCAAAGAATTGAGAATGTTCCTGCTCACCCCGCTTGTTGGATTGCTTATGTGGGCGGTGATAATTGGTTTGGTGAAGATTATTCAATAGATGATTAAACAAGCCCTGATTGACGCGGTTGAATACCTGGAAAAATGCGGGCATGAGATACCTCTTGCGCTGATGGTCTCGCTTGTCAGTCTGGGCGTCAAAACGGTGGAGTATTTCCAGTCAACACTAACCCGCATGGTGCGCAATGTCTACGACGGCGACTTGGGCGGGGAGTTTGTCCAGATCATGCAAGACCTTGTGTTGGGGCAAATCTCGCAGGCTTTTGAGACAGCATGGACAGATGACGGCAACGAGTTACCCCCGCCTGAGTACATCAGGGATGCAAGTCAAGAAATGGTACGCGAGCAATGGTCGCACATAGACGACTTTTACCGTGCCATCGTGGACGCAAGGGTAGACCAGACCGGAGTTGACCCGCTATTGAGCCGTGTCCAGTTGTGGGCGAACAGGTACAACGAGGCATATAACGAGGGGGTGAGATTGATCGCCCTCGAAACAGGCGGCAAGTTGGTCTGGCGATTGGGAAAAACTGAGGAGCATTGTGATACATGCTCGCGGCTAAACGGCATTGTCGCTTATGCCTCAGAGTGGGAAACAGCCGGGGTAAAACCACAGGCAGCCCCCAACGAATATTTGACCTGCGGAGGCTGGCGCTGCGATTGCTCGCTCGACCCGACTAAGAAGCGCAGGACGCCAGGCGCATTGGATAAGATACTCAGTATCATCGTAGGCGGTCATCTATGATCCAAGTAACCATTCGCAACGCCAAAGAAGTGGCAGCCTTCCTGAAGTCCGTTCCCGTTGGCACAAAGAAGATCGCACATCACAGCGTATTGGTTTACGTCAAAGGCAATCAGGGACACGGGCTGATGCACTACGTCCCCTACAAACACATCACGGTCAAACAGGCGGGCGGGTGGAAGTCGGACAAACAACGCCGCTATGTCATGGCGAAGATCCGCGAGGGCAAGATCGATCCGGGCGTGCCACATCGCACCGGACGTATGCAACGAGCCTGGAATATACAGCACATCGGAGACCAGGAGCGGATCATCAACCCGCTGGGTTATCCAAACTATGTCTTGCAGGACGATGAGCAAACTTTGGGACACAAGAAGCGCGGTTGGCGGGTGGTCTCGGATGTGGTCAAGAATAACATTGCGGGCGCATTGAGATACGCCAACGCTGAGGTACAAAAATGGCTGAACGAACACGGCAAATAGGTTGTATAATAATCTTATGAGTGATAAAGAGTTTTGGGAACTTATCAGGCGTGCGCTTCTAATGGTCGTGAGAGCCATTGAGAAAAAGTATTCAATCGGAGGAAATGAATAATGGAAAACTGTGATTATTGCAAGGGATATACAAATAACGATTCGCGGGGCAACTGCTCAGCATGTGGTGCAGGTCGCAAACATCGAGGTAAAGTTGATCGCGAACAAGCAAGTTTTGTTGCCATTAGGTTTGCAGATGCGCCGTCATCCACATCGGCACACTTCGAGCGTGATCTAACTATGCTTAGCGAAAGGATGTATGATGGTATGAGGGGTATTAGGAACGCTTTTGCAGTTCCGTTTTATGGGAACGAATAATGGATAAAAAAATTACAGTAAGCGTAAAATTATCTAAAGAATTGTTAGATGGTTCTATTGAAATTAAAGGAATAATTGAAGCGGAATTAAACAGACAGGTGCACGACTTTTTATTGTCTGAAAATAAGAGAATAGAAAAGTTGATACTCGAAGGCGACCCTAGCAAGGAAAAGCCTGTTGGCATAAGTATGGTACAAGCACAAGCAGAAACAATACAAAATATACTAAAAGCGGAAGACAGATTTATTAAAAGTATATTTGAATAAATAACCACACCAACCAGCCCCGGCTTCATGCCTGCGCATAAACCAGAACCGCAGAAATCCCGTTCTTAAGAATGGGATTTTTTTATTACAGGAGCATAAATGGAAATCAACGCCTATCAATTCAAGATAAAATTGGCAACGGGTGAGTACAAGGGCGCGCGCTCGTGGGACTTGGTCAAGCGCATGCGCATGCCGGGCGAATACTCCGGCAAGAAGTACAGCGTCTTGGGTGTCCCCTTCGGAGGCATATTCGAGGGACGCGATGCGGACGGTGAGACCTTCAGCAACAAAACCGACCTGTGGCTTCAGGATGGCAAATCCATCCCGGTCACTTATTATCATGGCTTCGGGGCGGATGAACCTTACACCATTCAAGATGTCCCGGTCATCATAGGGATAGCAACCTTTCAGAAAATGGATGATGGAGGCTATTGGTTCGAGGTTACATTGGACCAGAACGAACCGCTTGCAGATCGGATAGCCGCCACGCCACAAGAGAAGTTACGTGCGTCCTCCGGGGCGATTGGTCACCTGGTGCGCAAGACACGCCAGGGAGTTATCAACGTATGGCCGATTGGCGAACTGGCACTATTTGACACAAACGATTGGAGACAGCCAGCGAATGAACTCGCTGTTGTTTTGGCAAAAGCTGATAGCACAGAGACACAGATACCTGCGGGTATAGAGG